CGAAACAGGTCCGCCCGGCGTCAGCTGCGGCGTTTCTCCCCTATCAGCAAAAGCCACATTGGGTGCCAGCGCCACAGCCTTGACCACCCGCACCTCTCCGTCTTCGAGAGACGACACAACATAATCGCGTCCACCGCCCAGCATATCGAGCCGCACACGATCCCCGACATGCAGGGCAGCCTCAGACCACGGCAATGAGAAACTTGCTGTCCGCCTTTCGGCATAACGGCGCGCCATCCAGGCTTCTGCGAGTGCAGTCGCCTGTCCCGCTTCCATTGAGCCGGAGAGGCTGAGGCTTTCCGTGCCTTGGCCCATATCGCGCCGCACCGATGCACCGACCACCTGAAAATCACGCAGCGGATCGTTGCAGTAAAGTTCAGCTACCGAAGGTAAATCGCCCTGATCCTCAAGAACCGCGGTCAGCGCTTCGCCATCGGTCGGTTTAACAAGCACAGCCGCCACGTCGAGTACAGGGGCCACGCGACCAATGCTACGGAACTTGAACTGCCCTGACTGTTCGAAGCCCTGCACACCAAACACATTCATCAGTGGCTCCAGCACACCGCGAGCCGTGCTGGGCTCTGAAATCACGAAGCCAGTCAGATGCCCATCTGCGCCTGTGCAGTCTGCTTCCGGCAATCCAAAATCTGCGAGGATAGCTGCAATAAGCTCATCAAGTGCAACACCGCTCATGCGGCCATTGAGCCAATGTCCCAACCGCCAGTTTGGCGTGTCTCTCCACACATCGGCTTTTAGCGGAAACTCCGGAAAAGGTCTCGTATCCCATGACCAAAGATAGACGCGATCCATGTCGAGCATCGGCCCGCCATAGATGGAGGAAACTGGGTTCCTATCCGGCCAGTAGTGATAATGCGCCCGCAGAAAGCGATCCATGGCAATATCGGAACGCGCCCCATTCGAAAAATAGGGTGTCGCGTTTTCCGAGGATTTCGGATCAGGGAACACATTAGGCTGGTTTGGTCCTTTATCGACCGCAGGGCATCCCAGTTCGGTGAACCATATGGGCTTTGATTGTGGTGCCCATGCCGTTGGCGCAAGAGCCTCAGCACCATCAATGCGATTATAGTGCGGGTTGCTCCACCATGAGCGAATGTCTTTGTATCGGTAAACCCATGGCTTGCCCGCAAGCCCATCCGTGATTGGTGTGCGCTTGCGCTGCTCACGGTTTTCGCTATTGGCATAATACCAGTCGAACCCCTCACCCGCTTCGATGTTGCTGCTCAAACCATCAAGATCGTAAGCGCCTTCAAAACCATCCAGGTCGCCGTCTCGCCAGTCAGCGAGCGGCATATAATTATCGATACCAATGGCATTGATGGCTGGATGCGCCCATAGCGCGTCAAGATTGAAGAAGAGATCGCCGGTGCCATCCTGTGCCTGATAACCGAAATATTCAGTCCAGTCCGCGCCATAACTGATGCGACAGCTCTGCCCGAGTTTCGTGCGCATTTCGGCTGCAAGCGTGCAGAGATGGGTTACAAACGGAAAGCTGTCGCGGCTTTCGCGGATGCTGGTAAGACCACGCAGTTCGGAACCCAGCAAAAACGCATCAACTCCGCCCGCCTGCATTGCGAGGCTTGCACAGTGATTCAGAAAACGTCTGTACCCCCATGTTCCGTTGACGAAAGCTGTAACCTGATTGGCCGCTTCCAGCGTCTTGTCAGGTGATCCAGAGATACCAATCGCGGGACTACAGGTTATGCGCCCACGCCATGGGTAAACGGATTGTCCCACACCGCCGTAAGGCGACGGCAACGAGTTGCCGGCGGGAACATCCATCATGATGAAAGGATATAGCGTTACTTTCAGGCCGCGCGCCTTGGCATCGCGAATTGCATCAACCACACTCTGGTCGGATGGTGTACCACCATAGGCCGCTCCCTCGCCGCTCTGGGAAATCAAGTGCGCTCCGCTGCGCGTAACACTCTCAACTTTCCATGTCTGGCTCGACGACAAAGCACTCTGATGCGTAACACCGGGGCGTATCTGGCAATATCCCGCGCGCAAGTCATCGCCAAACCACGGCAGGACAATCGCCACATGCTGCAACTGAGGACAAAGCGACTGCAGCTCATCCATAGCAACCGTCCAATCGCTGCGGCCGCGTTTTGCATTGCGATTAAGCGTGCGGCTTTCACCGGGCGACGGTCGATCCGTAACGGGAGTTGGTGAAAGACCGAACTCGGTTGAACCTGGAATAAGTGCTACAGCACGGACCTCTCGCGCCAGCTTCCCAACCGGACGCAGAACCTCGAACTGAAACTGCGGCAGGCGATTGCCAAAGACATCAAGCGGAATACGCTCAAACACCACATAGGCCGTTCCGCGATAGGCGGGTGCATTGCCTGTGCCTTGCTTGGCTTCAATCAGCGGATCGGGCTGCTGCGTATCCGTGCCGTGATAAATGCGCATTTCGATTTCGGTAAGATCAAGCTCCTGCCCGTCGGCCCAGACACGGCGAATGCCAGCTATTTCCCCCTCTGCAACAGCATAGGCTGCGTTACCGAAATAGCTGTAGGAGGTCACTTTCGGACCACCCTTACCGCCCTGCCGTTCCGTAGTTTTCTTTTCCTCATGCCGTGTCGCCCAGATCAATGTGCCGGAAAGTCTTGCCGTGCCATAGACGAACGGCAGAGCTGCTCCTTCTTCAGCTGTCGCCACGCGCCCGCCATTGAGCCTTGCCCCTTCCATATGGCGGGTGGAGTTGATGATAGCCGTATCGATGACATAACCACCCATTGCGCCAAGCCCTGCGCCGATGGCAGCACCCACAGGGCCAAAAATGCCACCGACGGCAGCGCCCACCGCCTGCAGAACAACAGTCGCCATTGCTTAACCTTCTGGTTCAGGAAAAATGAAAATGCCGGCTATACGTTTTCGCCATTGCGGCACCAGTGCAGAAGCCATCACCCGATGCCCCTCATAGGCATGGATGAAACGGTTCTCACTGGCCATAATGCCAAGATGCTTGGCCGCCATATCGGACCGCCAACGAAAAACGAGGAGATCACCCGGCTGCGGATCAGCGCCTTCGCGGCGCTGCATATGGCGTGATGCGGCTTCAAGCAGCGGATCGCCGTGAGCGGCCTCTGCCCAGTCTGGCGCATAGGTACCGGGACTTTCCGGCTCAGTGCCATAGATCTTGCGCCAGATACCGCGCACGAGCCCAAGGCAATCGCAACTGATACCGCGCGCGGAAGCACCGTGGCGGTAGGGCGTGCCAATCCAGCTTTCCGCCTCCGTCAGAACTCTGTCTGCAATAATCATGGGACCAGCGCGCTCCCGTCATATTCGTTGTTGGAGCTGACATAGGCAAAGGCGGCGTCATTGCCCGGCAGGTGCGGGAAGCCGCGAAAATTTGCGCTATTGGCAAACTTTGCTTTGCAGGTGGCAAAGCTCTTGTCACAGCCTGCCACCAGTCGAAAACCGTCGCCCGGTTTTGCGGCAAGAACTGGCGGTTCTGTGAGATTCAAGCGATTGCCGCTATGTGCGAGGACGCGCACCGAACCGCCCTGATTATCTCCGCTTGTCCATGTGAGCCGCCCTTGTGCAAACCAGTTGCTGGCAAAACCATCGAGCCCACTTACATCGAGAATTGCACCGTCGGAACTTACAACAAAACCAACGGCAAAAAAGCGCGGGTCGTCGATACTCACGCCGCAGCGTTTATCCCCCAGCACCGCATCGCATTGACGCAGAACACGCCGCCCACAGACAGCATCAAAAGTCGCAGCAGCACCTTTCAGTTCCATCACAAATCGGCCACCTGAGCGCGTGATTGCCCCGACTGTCCAGCGCCGCAAAAGCATGTGCTGATCAGGCACATTCCAATTGGCGAGATAGCTCTCGACCACGGCACCATCAAAGCGCCCCTGCTCAATGTCGGTCTCGCTGATGCGTATCGAGGACAACACACCTTCGACATCGCCGCCCGCGATGGAAAGACCGAGCGTTGTTGTGGCTTCACTGCTGTTGAGACCCGTCAATGGTTCGCAGGAAATACCTTCCAGAACCAGCGCCTGGTCGTGATCTGTGAAACCCAGGACCACCTGATCGGAACGTCTGATAAGCCATGCAAAGCAATGGCTTGTCACTTCTCCCTTCAGATGTGATTCAAGTTCTGCCGGGACAGGGATCATGCCTTGACCTCGATAATGGGAATAGAGGGGATTTCACCTGCTTGAAACGAAGCAATGCTCGCCGTTAGGCGGTCTGTGTCGAAGCGCACAGGCACATCGAACAGGAAACCAGCTGTCACCTTTGCGCCATCAGCAGGCACGTAATCGGGGGTAAAAGATGCAATCCCCTTGGCATGGTCGAGCGTATAAGCCTCACCCTCATCGAGCCTTACGCCGTTGACGCCAATCAGCACGGAAGCCGCGACAGGGCGTGTAATCGGTCGACTGTACGCTTCGTAATGTTTGACAAGCTGGAACATGGCTGTTGCGCCATCGCCTGTTCCGATCACCTGATCGGTAAAGGATGGTGCGAAACTGCCCGCAGCCGAAGAAAAGTCGAACGGATCGCGGAAGCGGAAACTATGCAGCGATCCGCGTCTTGCCTCGAAAAAGGCAAGCACCGATTTCAGATCGTCCAGCGACCGCAAACCGGTTCCCGCATCAAAATGTCTGCGTGAATGCGCCCATCGGGCATTGCGCTTTTCAAAGCCTGATGTGAGCGTGACGATTTCATTGCGCCACTCCGGTCCGGCCGTCGCACCGAATGAGACCCCCAGCGGAAAACGAACATCATGAAAAGCTTGCATCTCACATCCTCCGTGCGCCGCGGCGCACAGCACCCGCGAGCATGGTTGACAGCTGTGCTTCGGATTTGCGGAAGGAAGATGCGTCGGGCGATGTCATGTTAAACACGACCTGCACGGGCTTGGAGCCACCGCCGCCGGTGGCAACGCCCAGCCTGCCATCAGCACCCCGCGCCAGCGGCAGGATCGCTTCCGCACCCGCCTCACCCGTCAGGCCCAGCGAACCATTTCCCATGCCAAAGTAAGTGGGGCTTGAAACCACCCCGCCCTTGGCAAAAGGCATGATGCCGCGAATACCGCCCATCACACCCGACATAAGCGAGGAGCCAAGGCTTTGCAGTGGCTGAAGCCCAGCAGAAAGCGCTGAGCCTGCCAGACTGCTGGCAAGCCCGCGCAGCACATCATCAAGCCCCTTGCCGGAAACGATTGCACTTTTCAGTGCCGTTGTCAGGCTTGAGCCGAAGCTTGACGAACGCTTTTCAAGATCGGTCAGAGCGCGATCAAAGGCGCTCGTGTCCGCCTCGACGGAAACGGTTACGTTTTCATCTGTCATTGTAAACTACCTGTCGGGAAAGGCGTGCATCAGCGCGTCGAGTGTCGCGCGCGAAGGAGCATTTGTGCTCTGCGAAACGGGTCCGAGAACGGCGCCAAGTTCGCGTGGGGTCATGGCCCAAAAGTCTTTTGAGGAAAGCCGCAGCAAACCAAAACCTGCGCGCATCACCTCTTCCCAGGGAAAAGGCTGACGTGAAGGAACTGATTCAACTGCGGCACTCAAGGGTTTGAAGGAGAATCGCTTTCTTCCGTTCCGAAGGTCGCGGTGAGCAGTGCTGAAACGATGCGGGCATAGCCACTGGCACCGCCATCTGCTCGCATCTCCGCTACATCTTCAAACGGCACATCATGTCCACCGCCATGCAAACCGGCGCAGATGATACGCTGCATATCGAAGGCGGAAAGCTTGCCGCCGGAAAATCGGGCAATCAAATCGGAGAGATTGTCCGCTTCAAAAGCAGACTCCAGTTGTGCCAGCGCACCCAGCGTCAGGCAGAGTGTCCAGTCGCGGCCATCAAGTTTTGCCGCAACCTCGCCGCGATGGCGATTGACCATCATAGTACATCTCCGAAGGAGATCAGTCCTGCGGATTCCAGCGCAATTTCAAACGTCACTTCCGCATCGTGATTGCCGCCATATTCGAGGGCCACAATCTGGAAAGGACCGGTGATGGTGCCGAAATCGGGCAGCAAGATCTGCCAGTTGCGAATCTCACCATCAAAGAACACACTACGGATAAGAGCATCCGATGTTGCATCCTTAAATATGCCCGATCCGCTGATCGACGCACGCTGCACGCCGCTTCCAGCCAGCAATTGCCGCCACCGACCGGCAGCATCTGCGTCTGTTACATCGACGGTTTCGGCATTGAAAGCGATGCGCTTGGTGCGCAAGCCAGCACAGGTTTCAAACTGGTCCGTGCCATGCGCAATTTTCAGCAAGATATCCTTGCCGCGTTGAGCTGCCATTCTGTGTTCCTCGATCTTTTTTGCTTTTACGCGCATCTTAATTCTGATCGAAGCGGGATCAGAAATCAGTCCAGTGGACTGATTTCCCCGCATAGGCGGTTCCCACTTTTCGGGATGAGCTTTAATTTTCCGGTTCGGTCACAGCGCGATAGCGCATGGTGCCGAGATAGCTGCCGAACCCGTCCGTGTTGCGGGCTAGAACTTCGGTCAGCATGAGGTTAACGACGCGATGACCGTTGAGGTCGAGTGGTTCTTCATCGAGCCTCGTTGCGATACGTCCGGCAATTTCAAGCACGCGTTTGCGACCTGCTTCACGCGCCCATATCTGGATATTGAGAAAATGTTCTCCACCCGGCTCAGAGGCCGTATTCCAGTCCTTGCTCAGCGTTTCGCCGAGCGTGACATAAGGAAATGGAGTCTTGGGCGGAACGTGATCATAGACATGCTCACCCCCAAGTGTTTCAATAAGTTCTTCGTCATTCTTCAAGGCGTCATAAAGTGCCTTCTGCAATGCTGCCGCGCCGTTCCTCATCTTGCTCCCCGCTTGATTTTTGAGTGTCGCGCCGGGCAATCAGCTGCCCGGTGGCAATATCCTCCCGCACCGCGATTTGCCTGAAACGCAGTGCCCGAATGAGACCATCGAAGGTCAGTTTCATCGTGATATTCACCGCCCATCCTCCACCGCCAGGCAGATAAGGTAACGTCCGCGTTCATCCGGATCGTGGACAGAGCGCAGCGTGAAAACACGTCCGCCTTTGCGGAAGCGTTTGTCTGTTGCGATATCTGCTCGATGACGCACCAGAATGCGGTGGGTGATCTCCGGGCGTGGCCGGATACCGAAATCCCGCTGACTGGTTGATAGGGGTTCAATACGCCCCCAAACAGTCCCGATCTCCGACCATGTTTCGCGATAGCCACCCATACCATCAGCAACAGACTGCATGGCTTCCAGGGCCAACTCTGTCGTGAGCTGACCCGGATCAATAAACAGCACGTTGTTCATAGGGATATTCGTCGCCAGCTATCGACCATCTGGCCAACCATCGCAGGCAGTTCAGCCTTGGCTGTATCCAGGCCTGCGCGGTTCTCATAGAGATGCGCAGTCAAAGTAAGTATCGCCTGTTTGAGCGCATCCGGCACTTCAACGCCGGTTTCCCCAAACCCCGCAATGAAGTCTACCTCAAGGCCACAGAACGTCTGTGCATCCGGATATTGCGCCATGTAAACACGTTGCGGACGGCGGCCATGCTGGAGCATGAACTCTTCAGGCTCCATGCTGATTGCACTGCCATCAGGACGATATGCGACCACAGCCGTTACAGCT